TATCAACAACAGATGAACGATGCCTTGCAACCTTTTATAACAACAACAGGACAGATAAACTCTTTTATATTTGAGAACGATGGACATAAATATGAAGCTTTCATTGAACAAGATTTTTCAATGAACAATAATGCAAAAAACATTGGAGAAGAGGAAAGAATGTTTGAGTCGACGATAAACATTAAAGTTCTTGGATATTTGTCTGGTGAGGGTTATTCTAGGAAGAAACCTTTGATAGCTAAAAGAGAGAATCAAGTGAAAGTGCGATTCAGTAATGAGAGGAGAATTGTCGGCGATAAGATCCCATGGAAAAAGAAGGACAATGATTACAAGGAATGAGTGTTTACATTTTTATCTTACTATTTATAAGGACAAGAATATCGAAAAGGAGATAGTTTAATGCCTACAAGATTTGATTTTATTTCACCTGGAATTCAGCTTAATGAAGTTGATGAATCAACAATACCCGCCGCTGTAAGCGACGACCTTGGACCTGTGATCATAGGAAGATCGCTTTCTGGTCCTGCAATGAAACCTATAAAAATTAAAAGTATAGATGATTTTAACGAAATATTTGGAAAAGGAATTTCTGGAAAAGGATCTCAAGATAATGACATCTGGAGAAATGGAAACCTTTTGGGACCAACATACGGCGTTTATGCCGCTCAAGCTCATCTTGCTTCAGAGACAACACCTGTTACTTTTGTAAGATTACTAGGAGAAGCTAATTCTGCTGCTGATACTAATGCAGAGCTTGCTGGATGGTCGGTTAGCACCGCTGCTAATCCAAATGCTTTACCAACATCAACAAACACCGCCTATGGTTTATTTATTATTCCTTCTTCTTCTTATGTAACAGCCGACAACGTTGGTTCCGGTTCGCTTGCTGCTGTATTCTACACGCAAGGTGCTGCCTTAACGCTTTCTGGAACAATTGCTGGTACATCAAACGCAACCGCATCAGCGGGAACTTTAATTAACTCCTTGGCCGGTGCAGCAAACAGATTTAAGATGTGCCTTTACACCGCAGACGATAAAATGACTGGTGATCCTGGAGGTGGTACCGGGGCTGCCGCCGCAGAAGAGTTTACATTCGATCTTACACCCGGTTCTAGAGAATACATTCGAGACGTATTTAACACAAACCCACAATTACTTGGAAAAGCAAACAAGAACTTTGGACTTTCAGATAAAAAATACTTCTTAGGTGAGTCATACGAAGTTGCAGTTGCAGGAAACACAGCAACAACAGCTGGTTCTCAAGTGGCAATTCTTCTTGCACTTGACTCTGGTTCTTTGAACTATGCAGATCACTATAAAGATATGAAACCGGCAAAAACGGGTTGGTTTATTAATAGAAGACTTTCAGATTCCCAAGGTCAAGAAAAGCTATTTCGCTGCGCATCTTTGCATGACGGAGAGTGGTTACAAAACAACTATCACATCAACATCAGAAACCTATCTCTTGGAAATCAATTGGTTCCAAACTCAACATTTACACTTGAAATTTCAGACAAAGCTGGAAACATTGTTGAACAATTTTCTGGTTTGACTCTTGACCCTTCATCAGAAAATTATATTTCAAAAATCATTGGAGATCAATATCTTACATGGGATTCTAGTAACCTCAAGTATAATGTTAGAGGAGAATACACAAATAAATCAGACTACATCTACATTGAAGTAGCTTCTGGTGTAAAAAACCAACAACTACAAGATCGTCACGCTCTTCCTGTTGGATTCTATGGGCCTCTTCGTCCGAAAGGATTTTCATTGGTTTATGGCTCAACAGGTGTGCAATCTTTGAACGATATTGAGAATGATGGAACAGCAGCATCTATTGTTTTAACATTTGGTAATGGCGTTGATGGAACAGGAATTCCATCAAATGGCAGCCTTGTCTTAGACTTTGGAGATGATGAGGGCTCTTATACAATTACATTTGACAATACTGCTGGTTCAACAGATGCTTCTATCGGAGATGATAAAGCAGTAACTATTGACCCAAGTGCTGAAACTGATTCTGCTGGTAGTGCTCAAAGAGTTTTGCTTTTACTAAGAGATGGAGTTACAGGTGATCGTTTAAAAAACAACTACACTTTTGCCTATGATGGTTCTACAACAGGAGGTGAAACTGTTACTATAACTGCTAAACATAAAGGGCCGTTCTATAATATCAGTGCTACCGAGTCTTTAAGTAATCTTTCTGCTGTTGAGACTGCTGGTACAGATACAGATGATTTTGCTCACTCCTTTGTCCTTGGAAACGAAGTTCTTGCTTGCCATGGTGGAGACGCAGAAACTTTTGCAAATCTACCTACAGATTACACAGCCTCAATTTCTTTCCCATCACTTCGCTTAACAGAAGAGAGCACAAACTCAAATGGAAAGAACTACGCTCCAACACAACTATTCGGTGTTAGACACCATAAAGGTACCTCAACTAGAAGAGACGATTCATATATAGATCTTGTAAGAGTTCTTCCATCAAATGCTTCTAATACTCTTTCTCATCATATTGGAGAGAATGTGTCTTTACCAGATGCATTAGAATATTCGTTTATCTTCTCTTTAGATGATATTAAGAGTGGGAGCGTCAATGCTAGTAGTTACTTCTTATCATCTGGGTCATACTCAAACACTGAAGCAGGTGCGAATGAACAATCAATTTCAGGTTTACTTGGACTATCTAGTTTACTTGACAAGAAAGTAAGACAATTTTCTGTTCCTCTATTTGGTGGACATAATGGGCTGGACTTAACAGAAGTTGAGCCATTTTCAAATAAAAATTTAACAGATAAAAACAGAGTTTCGTCTTATGTTTATAACTCAGTTTTTAAAGCACTAGAAACTCTTTCAGACAAAGAAACAGTAGAATATGACTTATTAGCAATCCCAGGTATAACACAAACAGATGTAACAGATGAAATACTTTCAATTGCTGCTGATCGTCAAGACTTCTTAGCACTTATTGATATTCCCGGCGGTTACAAGCCAGCTTACGAAAACAACGGAACAGTCACAACAGGTGACATCAATGGTACAGTAACCTCTCTAGATGGTCGTTTAATCAACAATTCTTACGCTGCTACCTATTACCCTTGGGTAAGACTTAGAGACCGCGTAGGAGGCCAAAATGACGTTTTATACGCACCTCCCACAGTAGCTGCTATTGGAGCACTTGCTAAATCTCAAGGAGCATCTGAATTATGGTTTGCACCTGCTGGTTTTAACCGAGGTGGTATTAATGAACTTGGTGGACCTGAAGGGCCTATTATAACTGGTACATGGGAACATTTGACAAAAGATGATAGAGACAAGCTTTATGCTTCTAATATCAATCCAATTGCCAGATTCCCTTCACTTGATCAAATTGTAATTTTTGGACAAAAAACTCTTCAACAAACTCCTTCTGCTTTAGATAGGATAAATGTAAGAAGATTGATGATTTTCTTAAAGTACAGAATTGGTTTAATTTCTAACACAATTTTGTTTGATCAAAATGTACGTACAACTTGGAATAGATTTAAATTCCAAGCAGATGGAGTACTAAGAGACATTCAATCTAGACTAGGTATAGATGAATATAAACTTGTCTTAGATCAAAAAACCACAACAGCTGATTTAGTTGATAGAAACATCATGTATGCTAAAATATTTATTAAACCAACAAGAGCTATAGAATTTATTGCAATTGACTTTGTAATTTCTAGATCTGGTGTGGAATTCTAAAAACAAAACTAATTATTATAAAATTTACAGGAGTAACACAACATGGCCTTTTGGACAGATAAAAATACAGAACCAAAAAGAAAATTTAGATTTAGGGTACAAATATTTACCCAATCAATAGCTTGGTATTGCAAATCTATTACAGCGCCTTCTTTTGAAATTACATCAATTGAGCACCACTTTAGTGATCACGTTTTTCACTATCCCGGTAAGATTAAATGGAGTGATGTAGAAGTAACTTTAATTGATCCTGCTGGTGATGATGATGTTGTTAATAAAACATTAAACTTGCTTGACCTATCGGGTTACAAGATTCCAGAAACAGGACAAAAAAATTCAGATTATGATACATTTTCAAAAGCTGATCTTGTAAGCAACAACGGTAACATAGTATTAGAAGCAATTAGTCAAGATGGTGGAAAGGTCTTGGAAGAATGGACTCTTAATAATGCTTTCATAACAAACGTTAAGTTTGGTGATTTTGATTATTCATCAGAAGACATGAGAGAAATTTCTATAACTTTTAAATATGATTGGGCGAGTTGCAATATGGAAAATGGAAAAGCATACTTTACTTAGAGGAATTAATGACATTTTGGACAAGTAAAAACGTAGCAACACAAAAATCGTTCAACTTTTTTATAGAAATTTCCACAGGAGAAAACTCTTATAATCTGTGGGAAGCAAAAAGTGTAAAATTGCCATCTTATGGTAAAGAAATCATTACTGATCAATATGGCCGAGAGATTGTTAATTCCACCGGGCCTAGTCAGTGGAATTCCTTCACTATAGATATTTATGATCTAGTTGGCATTTCCTATACATCACCAAGTGGCATAAGAGGTAAACTTAATAGAAACACTTGGAAATGGGATTCGCCCAATCACTCAACTAGTTATAGTATTTTACAATGGTTGAATTCGCAAGATGGTTTTGAAGAAATCTTACACGAAGATGATGCCTTTGACAACAGGTGGAAAACATCGTACGCCCCTACTCAAATAACAATAATGAAAGTTTATACAAACCAAGCTGCACTAAAAAAAGAAGATAATTCACAAGATGGGATGTATGTAAATGAATGGATCATAACAGATCCAATTATAGAAAGTGTTGAGTTTGGTACAATGGACTACTCATCAGAAGAGCCTGTCATGGTCTCCATCACTTTTAAACCAACAAGTCCTAGCAGCGTAGTGGTTAGAAGTAGAACAATTTAATTAATTTTTTAATAGAGGTAAAAATGACTAATAGAAATAAAGATAGGATAGTTGCCCCCGAGCAACCTAGCAATACAAATAGTAGTGAACATAATGGATTATTTGATTTTGTTAGACCAACGCACTATGTTGAACTACCATCAAAAGGTAAGTTTTACAACAAAGAACATAAGTTGTTT